CACATATTCCGCAGGGACAATAATGTCATCCCCGAAGACACGCACCTTACCCACAAAAGATTTCATATCTTTGCGGGTGAGTGGTCGTCCATGCACTCGCTCTATACCGAGGAAAACCATTGATATAAATACCAATGCCTCGATAGGGAAAGTAAGTGCAGAACCCATAGACGCGTATTTGGCAAGATGAACAATCTCGCCATTGACGTCAGCCTTCGTTGACCTGACAGCGAACACCGCCTTTTTCAAGGAAGGTGTGAAACTGAAAAGGTCTTCTACATGCTGACAAGAGACACGATCGGAAGCTTCGCTAAGGTCTAGCGTAGCCAGCTTGCCCGTACGGGAGCCTTCACGAGCAAGTTCCTGATTAGGAACTTGATCACGGAAGCCGATAAAGGAATTGAGGAGGTTATCCCTCTCAACCTCTTCGTAGATCGACATCTGAAGAGCTTTCTGCATGAACATCATGACAGTAGGCTCGATGGCGATAATACGAGGTGTCTTTTGGGTCTTAGGAACTGATATAACCCTAACAGGTTGCTCAGAACCGGGTTCTATGAGGTTTACCTTGTCCAAATGCTCCCAAAAGGAGTGATTTGGAATAAGAAATCGATCCATTGGAAAGACTTCTTCAAGGCGCTGTGTCCAGGAATCATGCATCCACTTACGGTTACCTTTAAGACCGTCAGCGGTAGCACCTGGACCATGGACAGGAGTTAGCTCATGTTCCCCAAAAGGAAAGCGAGCTTCTCCGTGGTCTCCAAGTCCGCCCCACTCAAGAGTGGGAAAGACTCCGTCGAGCGTTCCCCGTGACAGGGACAGCTCAACGTTACGGAGACACCGTCCTGCGAGAACATTCGCCACCCTCGCCAAGCGAGCACGCCCATCAGGTATGCTTGCTGGTCCGGTTGCGACATATTCTCTAACCTCATTGTCCACATCGACAAATCCGCGCAATGCGGCATTCTCTCTCTCCTTATTGGTGAGGAGGAATAGCTTACCAAACACCAACGTTAGTTGGCGGATGGCAGCTACAGCCTCAATGTTTGGATCGTCGAGAAGACGACCGTCTTTACTGTTGAACACTTGACGGAGGAAACCCGATAGAAATACCGGGAGACCAGC